TGTTATTATAATGTCTACTTTAACTGGCACTGCCAATTTTGCATTAGAAAGAGTACCTGAAGAATATCAAGACATTTGTTCTGTTATAATAGGAAGTGTTAATATATTAGCAGGAATTATAACAACTGTAGGACAATTTTTAAAGTTAAATGAACTTACAGAAAGTCACAGGACAGCAAGTGTAGCATGGGATAAATTTCACAGAAGTTTACGTATAGAATTAATTAAAGCACCCGAAGAGAGACCTGATGTTAATTATTTTATGAAAACATCACGTGATGAATTTGACAGACTCATGGAAACTTGTCCTGGTATAGACAAAGGTATTGTAGATATGTTTAGAAAACAATTAACGACTGGAATAGACAAAAACGACGTTCTCCGTAAAAATAAAAATTTTAATAAACTTATTAAACCAGAGCTTTTCAACGAAATTAATTCTTTAAAAGATGTAGTATATAAACGCTCTGAAAAACCTTCCGAAATTGACATCTTTGAGAAAAATAAAATTGAAAAATTAATCACTGAAAAACAGATATACGATGAAAAAATTTCAAAGGTATCTGGTTTTGTAGGCGCATTTCAAAATAAATATTCTCGTAGACCATCACAGGAAGAAATAATTTCAAATCTTAAAGATGAAGTCGATGTACCAGATATTAAAATAATCACGGAACAAATGGATGCTAATTAATTGCAAAAAAATACATTTCTTAATACATTTAAATAAATATATTATAAACTGTATAATATGCAGGTTGAGAAACTGAAAGAGTGTCTTACAAATTTAGCACTCAGATCCGGTTTTGATACTTTTGAAGATTTTGTAAAATACAAAGAGAAGAACGTTTGTGCTGGAGTTTACAAAGCTGTTTATCCAGAAACTCAAGTAATTTCTACAACCGATGACAAAATGTATGTCAACAATTTAAAAGTCATGACAGCGCAGAATTTATATGATAGCAAATCTGGGGATATTATAAAACTAACAGATGAGACGTCTAAAAAGCTGAATATATCGGCGCCGCCAATTGGTTGGTGGGCATCTGAAAAATGGGACGGCATTCGGGCATTATGGGATGGAGAGAAAATTATATCACGTGGTTCAGGCGTCGGTAAACCAAAAGTTTACACTTATGTACCGGAATGGTTTAAAAATACGCTACCACCTGGTATACCACTAGATGGAGAAATATGGATCGGTAGAGGTCTTTTTCAAAAAACAAGCAGACTTTCTACAATTAAACCAGGTAAGAGTTACACAACGGAACAAATTGAGAACATTTGGGCTGGAGACACTGATCCGCCCGTCGTTTTCAAAGTGTTTGATATTCCCAACGATCCTCGACCATTTGAAAGAAGAATGGCTTTTCTACAAACTGTTATAAAAGATCGCAAAGTATGTTGGAATAAATTAGCATATCCCAGTAAAAAATTATTTCCTCTTCAGTTCACGGGACAAGTTAAAATTAAAACAATGGAACAACTTGTGAATTTGTATACTAAATTGACCTCGGAGGGAGCAGAAGGTATCATGCTAAGAGCTTCAGGTTCGCCCTACCAGACTAAAAGAAGTAAATACATGCTTAAGTATAAAATCAAAGAAGACTCCGAGTGTATACTCCGAGAATATATTCCAGGGGATGGAAAATACACAGGTATGCTTGGTTCCCTGAAATGCGAATTAATGATAGATGGTAAACCAAATGGTATTTTCACACAGATAGGAACAGGTTTAAATGACGCACAGAGAGAAAATTATAATAATCCAAATTCAGCAGAATTTATGCCATTAGGAAGTGTAATCTCATTCAGTTATATGGAGATGACCAAGGAAGGTGTACCGCGTCATCCAGTTTATAGAGGAATTCGCGATGACATACATATTCAGAAAAAAATTATTGTGCCTGTTAAAGATGTTAAAAAGATTTTGTCTAAAATAATTGCGAAAATAGTTTCTGAAAAAGAAGCAAATTGGACTTTCAAAGTTAAAAGTTATAATCAGGCTAATGAAATTTTAAAGGATACTATGAACCTAAATTCAGTAGAAGACTACATCAGGGTTCTGAGAGAAGGAGATATGAAATTAGCGGGTGAAGAAAACTTTAAAGCTAAGAATGGAACATGGAAAAGCTCTATCCTACAGAAGATAGACAGCATTCTAAAAACAGGACAAACTGATGGGATATCTCTTACGGAACAAGACCAGAGATCTCTTGCCATTGAAAATCTTACCAAAGTTCCAAATATTGGACCAAGTACAGCAGCAAAAATATACGACGCAGAGGAAATTACTACAGTTGAAGAACTAAGGTATATTTATTCAGTGAATAAAGACATCCTAAATGAAAAACAAGCAATTGGTCTAAAACATTATGAAGACTTGATGCGCAGAATTCCTCGCAAGGAAATGGACGCTTGGAATGAAAAACTAATAGAAATTTTTAAAGAGACAATGACTGAATTAGGTACAACAGGTGAACTTATACTTGCCGGTTCTTATCGTAGGAAAACTCCCGACTCTGGAGACATTGACGCCTTAATTACAACCGATGTTAAAAATTCAAGAGTAATGAATACATTTTATAACAATTTAGTTAAAAGGGGTGTAATAGAAAAAACTAATACACTTGCGAAAGGTCCCACTAAGATAATGGCTGTTGCCCGTATTGATGAATACTACCGTCACCTCGACATCTTTTATCATCCTAGAGAAACATTTCCATTTGCTATACTTTTCACAACAGGTTCTAAAGAATTTAATGTGAAAATGAGAAAATTTGCTCTTGATAAAGGCTATTCACTGAATGAACAGAACTTAACTAAAAAGTCCCCCACTGGTCCAAAAGTGACCCAAACTGAGTACCTGACTATTATAGAAAAAGAATTTCCAGAAACAGAGCGAGACATCTTTGATTTTCTTGGATATCCTTACATTCCTCCAGAAATGAGATAAATAATAATTAAATTTAAAAATAATTTCATATAAATAAATGACTAATTGTTATTCATATGAAAATATTGCTGAAAGTCAAAATCCGCTTTTCAAAAATGTAGATTTAACAATTGTTTTAACAATGAAAGATAAAGATAGGTTTAAAAAAGACCCTCTCCTTTTAAATTTATCAAAAAAAACTATATTCCAAATAAACAAAGGATACAAAGCTTGTAAAAAACCCGATACTATCAAAAGAACTACAGAAGATGTAACGCATGCGTATTATACAGCATTTGAGTATTCTAAAAACTATGGTAATGTTATAATTCTCGAAGACGACGCAGAAGTTCTAAATTATAATCCGACGCATTATAAAAAAATAGACGGGTATATCGGTTCCAATGATTTTAGTATTATATCAATGGGTTCGCTCGGGTTTTTTACTAAAATTAATGAATTATTTTACCACACAGACCCCATGGCATTCGCACAAGCTCATATACTTTCTAAAAAAACTAGAACTGAAATTCAAAAAGATATGTTAAGTAAAAAATTCAATGGTCATGTCGACGGTGTTTATTTTTCTCCCAAAAATGTATTAGTGTATCATGAACCTCTGATTATACAGGTTTTAGCAGAGACTGAAAACTTTCAAACTTGGGAAGGGGCTCCTCTGTGGGCTCATAGACTTGCTGCTAAGATTCAGGGTCTTAGAGAAAGTAAACAAGGGTGGTATAAAGCATATCTTTTATGTAAATCAGGTGCCGAATTTAGACAACATCAAGGTTTTGTATTCACAATATTATTAATTTTACTGATGCTTTATTGCAAAAAATAATTAATATTAAAAAGATAATGTAATGTATAATTAATACATACCCATCAATGGAACCATTTAAAGATCCCAAGGTAGAAGAACAATTCAATAAACTTGTTAAAAACTTTCTATCTAAAAATGAAAACTTTGATATGTCCAAATTTATTGGAGGAATGCCTATTACCTTAGAGAAAACAGACATGCCAAATTTAATGATCAAGGGTCCAAATGGTAGATCAAAATATACTGTTACTCAGAAAGTTGATGGAACAAGATATCTTATGTACATCGGTCCTGACACTGGTGTAGCGAATATAAAACAAAGAAAGGTGTGTTTTGTAGATCGCAACATGAAATTAAATGTTATATCAAATTTAATTTTACCGGATGTAAATACTCCTGAAATGCTTTTAGATGGAGAATTAGTATTTTTTGACATCAATGGTAAACCTCATAGAGAACTGGACCCTGTAAAAAGAAGGGGGGTTTCTTTTATGATATTCGACATTTTATTTGGACCTGAAAAAATCTATATTGACTCTGACGGTAAAAAAGTAGTCGGACAATCATTTTCTATGATGGTTCCAGAGGACAATAGGCGTCGTAGTGAACCTTGGCCTTATATATCAAGATATGACATTCTTGCTAAAATGATAGATCCAAATTTGACTCAATTTAACAAAGGAGAACCACTATTACCAAATGCTTTTAAATCTGTAGATGCCTTTAATATTGAGCTCAAGCCAATTTATTTTCTTGATAGTCTATTGTCTGCTACGTTACCACTATACAATGCAGTAGGTTCTGGATGGCTTCAGACACAACTGAAACAACATCGCAAAAATTATTATGATTACATCGCTGATATAAAGCAAAATGCGGACAAATTTAGGGGTAAATTAGAACTAGACGGTCTAATTTTTACCGCCGCGGATACATTGTATACAATTGGAAATTGGAATAATCTACTTACCGGACAATACAAATGGAAACCTCCCGCGGAACAGACAGTTGATTTAAAAATAGTTAAAATTACGGATACAACCGCTAACGTCCAGGTTTTAAAGGGAAATAATCCGGAAATTTTTCAAGATCGCGGTAGACCCATTGTTGTAAATGTTCCAGCATCTGTAAAATCTGGATCCGTACATGAATTTTCAGCAGATTTTAAGTGGAGAAACCCAAGAACAGATAAAACAAGACCAAATGCTATAAGAACTGTCTTGAATGTTATGCGAAGCTTTAAAAATCCGGTAAATGTAGACAACATTATCGCTTTTCTCAATCCAGACAATGAAAAAGCTTATCGTATTATACTCGAACATTCTTCAAAGGCTAAATTGTTTAAATGTATAGCCGCCTCAGAAAATGTTAAACTATTAAATCAACAAGACATCTTTAAAATTGAGGAGATGATTAAAAATGTAAACACGACAAAAGACATTGAAGTCGAAATGAGACTTGGTAAAATAAATAAAACGGGAAAAACTTTTTTCAATCCCATTTTATCAAGAACAGATTTTGAAAAAATTTTAAATGTAATCGAAAGATTTGGATTTAAGAAGGAAATCTCAGATTTTATAGACATCTACGATCAAGGTATCAGAACACGCTACATATATTCATATGACTTTGGAAAATTTATGCAATATGAAAGTGTGATCAAGAATAGATTATCAAATGTAGACATTGAAATTGCTAATGTGTTGTCTTTTGATACTCGATTTTCTTTGTCTACTGAAACGCGAGTAATGAAATCTAACACCACCGGTGATACAAAAAGAAAATACCGCATTTCTTTCACTGAACCAAATTCATTATTTAGAGTAGATTTTACAGCTATAACATCAGTTCAATACTCTCCAGAAACTAGAATGTTCAAAAATAATGATAACATTGATGAAAAGTTTCAAATAGAAATTGAATTCATCAATGATAATATCAATGTTAATGAATTGTTTAAATTTTTAACACATCTACTCAGCATTTGAAAGTTTTAAAACAGTTCCAGAATTTACTAATGTATTGTCCTGAGAAATGTACCATTCATCAGGGTCGCTGAAAAGTGATATATCAAGCGGTCTGAATTTAGTGTACAAAATATTTAAAACCGTGTCATACATTTCTTTTCTCTCTGTTTTACCCAATATACTTATCTTGCGTTTAGGAACAATATTTCCAGAGGAATCCCTGTTAATTTTAACTTTAACATAATCACCTCGTAGTAATTTATCTGGAATTTCTCTTTTTGTAAATTCATATTTATTAAGAAAATTTAACCCTTCGGGGAAAGACACGTTACTGTGTCCGAATTTAATAATTGAACCTTTTGTAAGTTCTAATACTTGAAGTTCAATTATGTCGTCGGTAATGTCTTTTTCACCCCACGTTATGTAATCACATATACTCTCATTTATAAATATCAATGTGTTCATTTTATTTTCAGATGTAAAATAATTACTACCTTCTATTACATCCGTAAAAAAATCAGGGAAGGCAATAATTTCATCTGAGATGCTATTTAATGTAGAATTTTGTAACTCTGATATCGTTTGATTTCTTCTATTAAATGGAACTGATGTATAAGATTCTTCATAATAAACTAAATCAATTATGTGAAATTCATTTACATTTTCTATCTCATTCTTTCTTAGATATCCGAATAATACTATATCAGTGTCAAATTTATTAGAAATTTCAGAATCTATACTATTTAGTTCTAAATTGATGTAAAAATTTCCGCCAGGTCCAAGACACAGAAAAAATGGGTAACTATTACCGGGTACAGATTTTACTGCAAATGGAACTGTTTTAAATACATCTATACTAGACAATGTAAGATTTCTTTTAGTAATTGAAACATTTAAACTGTTGAAAATTGCCGAGTTCTCAGGTAAATTCTTTTCATTTAATTCTGAAATTTTATTTTTAATTAAATTACCATCCTGATTTACAACAAGATTTAATTTTTTAAGATTAAGTTTGACGCAATCTATCAACTGATTTTTATCGAATGTATTCAATCCTGGAAATACTCTTGTGTCTCTTTTAAATGCTTCTCCTTGAACTGTGATAATTTCTCCATCCTGTGTCCTAACAGTGTAGTCATTAGACTTCTTACTTTTTTTCTTAATTACAGTTACAGTTTCATTTTCCCCATTTAAAGAAATTTCAGCTGTTGAACCAGGAGCGTTACTATCAGGTATCAAAATTCCAGAACCAAAGTCTTCTCCATCTATTATACTGTATTTCTCAGCTTCGACTTGATTTCTTGGAAAGCCTTTTATTAGATAATCTCTCATAAGCTGAATTGATTTTTCACTTTTTGCTTTACAACATGGATACCAAAGTCCGTCCGGGCCCTGTACTCCTTCTGGGCTTAGATATTGATAATTGGGATCTGGGCAAGTACCGCTCCAGGAATATGGATCTGGCCTTTTTCCTTCTTTCCATGTATTTCCATCGTCGTCTACTCTTGTCTGTGTATTTCTGCACACAGATGATGGAACGGCATTTCCAGATACAGTGTTATAAGCTTTGATTTCCTTGGAAATCTTGTCTATTGCTTTATTTGTAAGAATGTCTTCTTGCTTTCTGAATAATTCATTGAATGACATTACTACATTTTCAAATAATTCTTTTTTAATAGATGTATTACCCTCTTGACATAATCCTTGTTGTATATTTTTATCGCTACATCTAGATAATGTCATAGTGATAGTTCCATATTTATTTATTATACACGTCATCTTTAATCCTGGGGCTGGAGTATTTACAAAACGAATGTATTCTTTAGACATTACTCCTGTACGAGTCATTCTGCCCAAAGAATATTCCCAATCTATTATACGAATGCCGTCGAAAATTATTACTTTTTTACCGGATGTAGTAGTTTCTACTTCAGTGATACTACTAGATATTATCTCACCAGAAGAATCAAAGGGGCTTATTAAATTGTCTAAGTTTTCAAAATCTACTTGTTTCCCGTTGAAATTTTCAAGTGTAAACTGTCCGGACATTGAATGGACGTAAGAATAATCGTCAAATAATTTGTATTCTGATGAATCGGTTGCATCTTTTAAAGCTTCCTTATCTATTACTTCAGAATCTTTTAACCTCTCAATTAATTCAGATACCATTTCATTGTACTCTTCCTGGTCTTCCGGTACGTTAATTAAATTTATAAGACCATTTTTACTTATTCTGATAGATGTCTTATTATCAGATTTTTGATAAGATATTATAACATTATTCAAAAATTGTGTTGTTGAAGTTTTAGCTGCTAATTTTTTAGGACCTCTCTTTTTAAAAACACCACCTGAATCAAAAGAAATCTCTGTCAAAATATTTTCATTCTCTTCATTTAAAATTTCATCTGGAGAAATTTCATCGTCTAATAATAAAACTTTTTCATTAAGTTCTTCCTGTGATATGGTTCCTCCATTGATTTTATCTTTGGTGTCATCTAGGTATCCGCTGTAACTTGGAACTAGAATGTAATCTTTTAATCCTTTCACTGTAAGCATCAAACTTTCTGGTAAAGGTGTATCGCAATCTTCTCTATGATCGTCTGGGCCTACAGCATCACAAACGCTACAATATAGTCCTTTTTCTATCGGACCTATTGGTGGTCGGTTATAATTGTCATTTATTGTTTCGTCGCCCAAGAATTTTTTTTGAGATAAACTTAGACTGTAGAAACCTTCTTCATCTTCATCTAAGGGAAAATAAGTTTTTAATTTATCAATGTCTACAATTTCTTCAGGTGTATCAAATTTATTGATAAAAACGTTAATACCATTGATTTTAATCTCGGATGACATTTAATATATATAAAACATTATTTATTTGAGAGTTAAAATAGATATAAAAAATGTATTTATAATGTAACAATACACAATGTCGACTAAAGAAATAGACAATTTTAATAAACTTTTCGAGGAATTTCTGGAAAAAATAATATCAAAGTTTCCGTATGCAAGACTTAAGACTTATTATCGAGGTTTTAAGATTTTAAAAACAACGTCGCCCGCGACTCCTGCTAATTTATTTATGGCGGGCTGCGTAGATTATAAATCTCAGATAAAACAAAGAGATGACGCTTTTTTCTTAAAAGATAAAAATGTAAACGAGAGGGCTAAAAATTTTGGTAATTTTACAGAAGATTGTGGTCTTGATACGTACTGGAATGAGCTTACATCAAATACAAAGAAAGCCATATGGGACTACATCCAGTCTCTTTTTGTACTTGGAGAAATAATTGTAAACAAAAATAAGACTTTATTTGATAAGTATAATAACATGTACGCGTCTGATTATAAGTCCGAAATTAATAATTTACATACGGAAAATTTTTCTGTAGAATTCCTGGAGAAAATAAAATAATTATGTAATATTAAATGACATCTTATTGGTTAAGTAACTTTTGTTCTTTGTTTTCATCGGTTAATATTATCCCTTTTACATCCGACGACAAAAATTATCAATACAATTCTCTAACTAGACTTATAATTTTAGTAACGGTATTAGGTTACATTTACACACAGGATATAAATGTTATATATTCGGGGCTTGTTTCATTAACACTTTCTGTTGTATTTTACTTTTTCACATTTAATACACATGGCGTAGAAAATTCAATTGAAAATTACAAATTAGAAAAAGAAACACCAGCAGACAAAATCGTGATATCTGACGAATTACAAAATCAAATGAACCAAGTATCGCTAGATTATACTCCTCCAGATACTGATGACCAACGCAAACACATCTATTTTCTAGACGGAGATCAGTCTAAATCAAAAATTACAAATGAAACGATTGATACTTCTGAATTTTTACCTTCTGGACCAAAAGTTATAAATTCTATTACAAAAAATATATCAAAACTAAATAGAAATATTTAAATTAAAATATTTTATTATATAATAATGGAATATACAGGAGAAACCGCTAAATCCAAAATCATAGACTACAATTCGGAAGGCAGATATAATCAACAAATTGATTACGCTGTGTTACATTCTGCTAAGGTAGAAGATAGAGCTGTAAAGGCTCTAGTTAAATACAATAAAGAACAGATAGAAGGTAAAGCAATGACTAAAAAGTTAAGACCCGTTGTTGTAAGAACTAGAAATAAGGCTATAGATCTTACTTCGGCGCCAGCTGGTATGAATGAAAGATATACCGAGAAATTGGTGTCTTATAATAACAGGTATTATATGTTATATGATACCGAAAATATTAATTCTGGCGACAAGGATTATGAATTCACACTTACCGATTATACTAAAAACACGGCTAAAGATGTTCCCTTTACAAGAACATTAAATTATAAAAATTTAGATGAAACAATTGGTAGCTCAAAAATACTTAACAAGGATGTGATTACTAACTCTGGAAGACTAAGTAGAACAAATAAAATGTTAGATTAAATAGATATAAAAAAATTAAATATAAACACTAAATAAAACAATGTATATGTCTTCAAACATTGGTTCTGTAGCATATTCTTCGAGAGATGGAATAATTTCAGTGCCGGAAGAACAAAGAATTTATTATTTTCAACCTGTACAGATTCATATGGACACGGATGAAGATATCTTACATCCTTTGTTATTAGCACTTACACATGGTTTAATAATGGGACAAGACATCGGAGATACAAACACGGAAGAAATTAAAAAGACCTTGACTGAAGATCAATTTAATCAATTGAATATCAATAAAGAACTTTCCAATTGTTGTATTTGTATGGAAAATAAAAAACTAAATGTACAGTTAAATTGTGGTCATACATTCTGTAAAACGTGTATTAAAAAATGGCTTACCGAAAAATCAAATACATGTCCAACATGTAGAACAGAAGTTTAATTAAATATCTTAAATTTAATATTGTAATTTAAAATATTTAATTAATAATAATTATGAATACAATAACTACAACGATAATAACGTTATCTTTGCTTGGTTTATATATTAATTTGTACGGTAGATCTAATCTTTCTGATCCTGAACTTATGAGTTCATCTTGGTTATCTAAGATATTTACAAAAGAAAACCATGGAAATGTAAATGAAAAACTTTCAGGAGAAGTTAAAAAAATAATCCAAGATCTTGAATTAGACCCTAAACTTATAAATTCAGCAAAAAATGTTTCTCCTGAAGAAATAGATAGTTTAGTAAAAAGTGCAGAAGAAGACATTTCTTTAGAGTCAGCTCCTAAGATGTACAACGAAGTTGGAGAAAAAATGAGCGAAGTAAAAGATAATAGGATTTTAAATCTCGGAAAAAATGTAAAAGGTGGTTCATCTACTAGAGCCTATGGATGGGTTAGACCGTCTACTGTAGATAAAGTAGATTCTAACGGTAGCCTTTCTAAAGAAGACATTTCTTATAAAAATAATTATCCATATAAGTCATCTGAATTAAGGATGAAATCAGGTGATTCTAAGGCATTAGAAAGTTCTAATGAATTGACAGCCACTAGAAGATACAAACAGGACGCGCAAGTAGGTACAATAATATTACCAAATGACACGTCTATGTTTGACATTAATAATACATACACCGAGAGAGCAACCAGTATTTATAAAACTAGAATAGGATATGAAAATAAAATTTTACCCGACGTAAGGGAAATAAATCCTGATTTATTAAAAGAAAGAAACAATATGAAGTTAAATTCTATTGATGAGATGCCTAGAGATATTGAAATTAAGACAAGACCTAATTTAGTAGGATTTAAAGACAGGGTTGAGCATATGAAAACACATGAAAGATTGTATCCTCTTGACAAGGTAGACGCAGATATGAAAAATATATCACGTAATTACAATCTAAAATAAAATATTTACTAAAATGTAAATCATAATGAATATTACTGATCGTAATGTTAATCAATTTAACAAGGAAATGCAAGTTGTAGCAAATGATATCAATACTCGGATAAATTCACCAAAAAAAGATCCTAAAGAAATTAGAATAATAAATAAACTTCCACCACAAAAGACTATCTCATTTAAAAAGACTGTACCTTATGATCAAGAATATGCCACAAAAGACAATATAGTTGGTAGATCTAGTTATTATGACGATCTTATAAACTCTTTAAATCTTAAAACAAATGACATTAAAGAAAATACACATATTTTATTAACCAGTACAGTTTCGGAAGCCAAAGACACCGAAGCCAAGAGAATTATTCAAAAGGTAAAACCCAAGAATCAAGTATCTGGTATAACAGATAAAAACTTAATGTCTCATTTAATTGTTCCAAGTTCTTTAGCTCAGGCTGTAGTTCCAAAAAATGCTATAAAACCAATGAATGTGTATCGTAATCCAGATTCTACACCTTTACCTCCGATTGTAACACCTGTTACATCTCTCAAAGAAAAAATGATATCTATAAAATAATATCGTCAATAATTTCTTTATTATCTGAGAGTGTTTGTTCAAATATATTTCTTAGTTTTATTAGGGGCTGTTTAGAACCGATACTGTTTTTAATAGTTTCATATGATACCCATTTTACATCATTTATCTCTAAAAACTTTTTATCGACATGTATCTTTGATATAAATTTTTTAGTAGACAAAAATCTGTGTCTGTAATTGATATTAAAAGGAACTTTAACGAGATACATATAATAAGGATAACCAGAAGGTGTTTTACACTTTATACACTGTGAATTATATCTAGAAAGAGTATTTTTAATAAGATCATAATCTTCTATACATCCAAGAGTTTCTTCCCAAGATTCTCTTGCTGCCGTTATTTCTGGATCTGATTTATCTGTAGCTTCGCAAGCTCCTCCAAAATTTGACCATTTGTTTTCCCAGTCTTTTCCAAGGAAAAAATAGGGTGTTTGTTCTATACTTTTAGTATAAAAGAGTATTCCCGCTCCATAAATTATATTATTTGTTAACATTTGTTATTTATACATTTTGTCTTTAAAATGAATTAAAAAAAAGATACAATTAAAATGTAATCACACATATGCATGTATGTCATTTATAGATAAGTACAATATTCAATACCCTCTCAAGATATTATTTACTCGTTCCAATGATAACAAAAAAATAAATTCATTTAATTATAATATGAGCGGTTCTGTACCAAAAATACAGATAGAAACTGAGAATTCTTCTAGACCTACTGTAGAAATTAAAAATCCTGTTAGTGTAAAGGGAATTGACATCATTAGGGACTCCGATGATTCAGTATCTGAAGCATCTGGTAGTACAGTATCGGCGGCTACCCCAGTAAAGAAAACGAGTCTTAAAAATGTAAAGTCAAAGTCTAAATTTAACGCAGATGATTATCAGAGTTTTGTAAATAATTCTAAGAAAAAAGCAGGTTCGGAGTCCGGTTCAGATTCTGGTTCAGAATCCGGTTCAGATTCTGGTTCAGATTCTGGTTCAGAATCCGGTTCAGAATATTCTGATTATTCAGATTCGAGTGACGGTTCGGACACCAAAGAAAAGAAAGATCCCAAACAAGAAAAACAAGAAATTCTTCTTAAGCTACTCGCATTGGAAAAGAAAGGTGTAGAACTTACTAAGAAATACTCTATGACATCTAAACTTTCGGATCTACGTTTTGAATTAGAACTTCATCAGGGTAATATGGAGAAAGAGATGAGTGTAAAATTTCAACAAAAGATATTAATGGCAGCTGTTACAGGTCTTGAGTTTGCTAATAAAAAATTTGACCCAATTGGAGCAAAATTAGATGGATGGTCAGAATCTGTAATGGACAATTTAGACGATTACGAATCAGTATTTGAAAGACTTCACGAAAAATATAAAACTCGTGCAGAACTCCCACCCGAGTTACAACTATTAGTAACATTGGCGGGAAGCGCATTTATGTTCCACGTAACTAAATCACTATTTAGCAGTGCTCTTCCAACAGGTGATAATGGACTCCAAAACTCTGAAATCATGAAAAATATAGCCGCCGCAATGAGTAATTCTTCAGGATCGCAGATAAAACCCAACTCAAAAGAAATATCCGGTCCAAGTATGAATTTGGCTAGTATGATGAGAGATGATGATTCAGTTTCTAACAGCACTGTAGAAACTTCTAAAGAAGTTAAAATTAATGAAAAGGGGAAAAGAGCTATTAATATTTAAAAAAAAAATAAAATAAAATAAAATAGTATATATTGTATAAATGGTATTATATTATAATCAACCCCTTGTAAATATTACGGAAAATACTAATCAATCTTTATTATCAAATGATATTATTAAAAGTTCTAATAAACTTTATACTTCAAATACTCCAGAATTTAATCTTTATCAAGAGAATAAAGGATTATTAGAAATTTTAAATACATCTTTTTTTGGAAATACACAAGAAATGTATTCTAGATTATTAGAAGAAAATTTTATAA